CATCTATTAAAGAATCTTTATTGCCACTACCATACAAAGAACCTTCACAAGTGTTATTTGCATTATTAGGTTTTTCTGTTGATGCGGGTAAATCATTTGCAGCAATAGCAGATATGAAGATGGGTGAAGGTAATGAACAAAATCCAGTTGGTACAACATTAGCATTAATTGAACGTGGCACAAAAGTAATGAGTGCTATACACAAACGATTACATTATGCACAACGAGTAGAATTTAATATGCTTGCGCGTATATTCCAATTGTATTTACCACCAGAATATCCTTACCAAGTTGTTGGTGGTAATCGTATGATTAAACAAGCTGACTTTGATGACAGAGTAGACATACTACCTGTATCTGATCCTAATATATTTTCTATGGCGCAACGTGTTACATTAGCACAACAGCAATTACAATTAGCAACAGCTGCACCACAAATGCATAATTTACGTGAAGCATATAGAAGAATGTATGCTGCAATGGGTGTGGATAATGTTGATTCAATATTAAAACCAGATCCAGAAATGCCAAAACCTATGAGTCCCGCAATAGAAAATTCTAGCGCTATGCGTGGTCAACAACCAAAAGCGTTTCCTATGCAAGATCATATGGCACATATGCAAGCACATGCTGAATTTATGTTTACAAGAATGGTACAAATTAATCCGCAGTTATATGCTATGTTACAATCACATGTATCAGAACATATTTCTATCATGGCGAGTGAACAAATAGAAAAAGAATTCGCACCACAGTTTCAACAATTGCAACAACAGATGCAGCAAGCACAAGATCCACAGATGCAGCAACAGATGCAGCAACAGATGGATCAATTAACAAACCAAGCTGCTGCAAAACAAGCACAAGTTGAAGCACAAATGACTCAACAATTAGCACGTGATGAAGAAGCACGTATGAAGAATGAGGCACAAGATCCACTTGTAAGATTAAAACAACAAGAAATTGATTTAAAAGCTGCTGAACTTCAAGCTAACTTACAAAAAGACATGTCCATTAAATCAGAAGAACTTGACATTGAACGCGATAAATTAGAAGCTCAAACAAGTATTGATCTAATGAAAGTAGCAGTGGATGCAGATAAACAAAAGAATGCAGATGCTCTTAATATGTTAAAAGAAAATATTACAACATCGCGTGAGGCTATGAAACAACAATCAACAGAAAAAATTGCGAGGGAAAATGCCAGATCCAAAGGAAGTGGAAAAACAGATAACTCTAATTAGTGAAACTATGCAGCAAGTAGAAGAGTTGGTTCGTTCTAAAGTAAAAACACATGATGATTTTATGGCAGTTTGTTCTGCGTTAATGGCAGTAACACGTAACATGTATTTGGAAAGTTTAAGCATAGAGGAAACAGCACAAATTTTTACAGCTGTTGCAGACACTATGTTTGCTACAGAAGAAATGTTATATAAGTTTAAAGATTTACCTAAACCAACTATACACTAGGGAGTAATTATGAAAAAAATGAAGAAAAAATTAGGTGCTAAAGCCGACATTAATAAGAATAAAAAGATCGAACCTTGGGAAGCGGCTAGATCTAAAGCTATACAAAGATCAATGAATAAAAAGAAAGGTAAAAAGAATGGGTAATAAAAACGGAAAAGGTACACACGTAACTAAAGAAGGTAAAACAGCTAAAAAAGGTTTGTGGTATAATATTCACAAAAAGAAAAAAGCTGGTAAAAAAATGCGTAAGAAAGGTGCAAAGGGTGCACCAACTGAAGAAGCAATAAAAAGGAGTCAATAATGCCAAAGGTAGGTAATACAAAATTCCCGTACACATCCGCAGG